ATCACCGTACTCCCCAAACGACCATCCGCATCCACAAACATCGAAAACAACTGACTGATATTGAACGCCGACGAAAATATGTCCACCTGACTGATACGCAAGTCCGCCGTCAAACGCAAAAAATCACTTTCGTTGACCGTGATGAAAAATACTTCCGCCAAGTACGAACGGGAGGAACGCTCACGAATTACATCTAAATCCGCGATCAGTTTAGCGACGTTCTCCGGTGTGTCCGAAATCCAAATGAATGAACCGATGATCGTTGCCTTGCCCGCACCAAATTTTGACAAGGCACGGTCCAATTCGTCCCGCGCTACCGGGGGGAGACGGACTACCGCCGAAATGTGGTCCCCTTCGCGAACCGTTCCCAGAAAGTACATCCCATGACTTTCCGAAACTTGGACATTCAAGCGACGGGACAGATGCGACAATACCTCATCCAACGGTTGATCAACGAAAACGCCGTCTATCGTTTCACGATCCAAGGATTTGTCCCACGATATGGGATGACCCGTCAATTCGGTCAGTTGACGCATCCCGTCGCGAAAATTGCAACCGGCAAACCGGGCAGTGACGAGCCGAACTTCGGGTTTAGCCTCTTGCAATAATCGCTCAGGGGTACGTTCAAAGCGCATATCAGAGACCGGATACTGCGGACTCTGGACCCGGATCGCCGGATTGAGCATCGCGCAACCGGTAAAACTAACGAGCAGTAGTAAAATTAGCAGTTTTGTTTTCATCGTTTTGTTTTTTTCCTTTCACGCTCTTGTCGCTTCATCTTACGATAGTCGGCACGCGACCATGCACCGACCGCCTCTTGAATCAACTCTCGCAACTCCGCTATCGATTCGTCGGTCTTGCCCTCCAAAACCTCTACCGCCGCAACAAAGTTAATCGCTACGGTATCACGTTTCGGTTGACGGGAAAAACCCCAACGACCGCAATGTACCAATAAACCTACATCCTTTAACATGACTCTCTCTCTTTACGTAATGTCTTCAAACAACGCTCGATCACATTCACTCGCAAACGCTCTCGCTCACTCTCCAACAAACCTCCAAGCAATAATTCCAACGTGCGGACCGAACGGGATACCTCCTGTTCAATCCATTCAATCTCGGGATACGTTAACTCTATGTCAGGCATGCTCTTTCGTTGTCGGCGTTGCCGCGTTATTGTCTAGCCGTCGAAGTGGGCTACCGCGCCGCTAGCAAACGTCCCGCCAAAGCAAGGAGACTTTGGCACGACGCTTGCAAACGCGGCGGCTATCCCACCGACGGCACGGAAACTCCTCTCCGAACAAAAAGGGGAGAACCGCCCCCCCTTTCCATCCCATCGCCTCACTTGGTTTGTGAAGCGAGGCGACGGGACGGAAAGGGGAGACGGAGGAAAGCAATGCGATAAGCCGCCACGCAAGCGGACTAAAATCGTAATCGCTTTCCACTCTCAAAGCCCACTATGCCGCAAATAGCGCAAGCGAATGCCAGCGTCTCCGTCTTCCCTTCATAATCAAACGCCTCGCCCGACGTAACTCTACTACCGTCATCAAATATCACTCCTCCATTAAACAACATCACCATCTTCAATCGCTTCACTACTACCGGTTCCACACGAGTTGGTGCCGGAATTGATTCAACTTTCGCAACCGGAGAACTCTCACCCGGTGCCGCCGCCGGACGGATCGCCGGGGATGCCGACTGCCGCGCCATTGGTATATTGCGGTCCAAGGACGGAGGAGACGGGGATTCCTCTGCCGACACCTCTTGAACCACTGCCGGGACTGCCGCCGAAATTTCCGAAAAATTACCGCTAACTGCCGTCATCAAAAACACCGGTAAGCTAAAAAGGACTTTCGCGAGGACGAACGGCATCGCAACGATGCCGCCGACCTTCGGAACCAAGTGCCATCCATGTTTACCGAAGAACCAACGCAGTGAGCCAAGTTTTGTCATGTTCAGGGACGGACGATCCGACTCCTCCATACCAGCATCATGACTCTTGTAAACCCGAAATATGTCCGGGGTCATCATGTAACGTTGAATAGCACCGCTCCAACGGACCGCTTTGCCACGAAAGTTACCGATGTTCGCTTGATAATACTGGGTCTTGATGCCCCAAGCACTTTTCAAATCATAAATGTCAATCATCGGGACCGATATGGGCCATGGCAAGTCCATTGATTTCATGTTCACTATTTCCAATAACTTGTCCGCGATGCCCAGTACCTGACTCGCAAATTGGTCTGTATGCTGGGTTAAAAAATATATTTCCTGTTGAGTGTGCCGATGAGTCGAAATCCAGTTGATCAACGCTTGTTCCATGTCCAACGAGCCGTATTCCACTTTTTTGCCGAGGTGAAAGTGAACTTCGTCTATCACGATCACACTCTTCGGCGGAAACTTCGTCCACCAAAATGAACACTCGGGATCATTGAAAAACGTTGTATCGCAATAATTGATGTATTTCCACGCATCGACTTTTTTACCCAAACGCTTGCCTATCGTTTCATTCAATCCCTCCTCTCGCAAGACGATGTTTGTCCATATCGACGAATCAAAAAGCTTCCCTTCCCGCAACTCATAACGGACCCACTCCGTCAACATGTCAACCAATAGCATCGCCATGTGGTAACTCTTGCCTTGACCCGGTTTTCCTGCAATGATCGAAAGCATAAATTAACCTCCTAACCCCGGAATTAGCTTTAGTATATACCGCCCAACTAAAACCCATGTCATAATCAACAGAAAAATAATAAGTAAAAAACCAAATTCGACCAACGGAAAAAAAGCATTCATTACATTAAACGATGGCATAACAAACGCACCACTGTTCGATTGCACTGACATTGCACCAAACATGACCGTCTCCGATTGCTGATGAGCATGAGCTGTAGAGCCAAACAGCGAATCGCCCATATATTGATCAAGTATCGGCGAAATGTCAGGAATATTATCAAGACACCACTCTAAAACCTCTATCCCAAAATCAATCGGGTACCATACAAAACCCTCCTCGCCCAAAAAGAGATCGTAGGCATATTTTGCCCATTCATACAATGTATCGACTAACCAAATGAAATACTCTTTCATGATATAACCTCTAATTTTAAGCTTGCCTAAAAACAACCACCATCGCACTAAAAAACAAAGTTGTAATGACGAAAAGTAAAACGATTCGTAATGGCAGAACCCATGCTTCCCGAGATAATTCTCCCAAATTCAAACAAGCCCTCATTTCCGGCAATTCCACACCGTTAAAATTTCTTATCGGATTGAAGACACATATCTCCCATGTATCGCTCGGTTCTCCCGGGTCTTGAAACTTGTCCGCAAATGTCTCAAATCCCAACTTGCTCACAAACTTTTCTCGCAACCGATTCATACCGTCAATGATCCGCTGGGGGATTTCTACCATTCCCTCAAAACGATACTCCGGCAAATCATCTTCCTCTTCGCATTTGCAATGGCAATCACAGCATGACCAAGTCCCATCGTGAGTCCCCCAACTGTCGCAGACCGGACATATATGGGAACATTCACCCGAACATTCGGGACCTGTCCAGTTGCCGCAAGTACAGCGACATTTACAGCAGGCATGGCATTCGCAATCGCCCCCAATGCAGTGGCATTCACAGCCGCCCGGTCCGCAGTTCCCAGTACATGCCGGTAGATTGCAGTTTCCGCAAGTGCATTTGCAGATGCAACATGCGCCGCAAGTTATTTCACAATGGCAAGAGCAGCATGACCAATATTGATTATGGGTGCCACCGGCAACGCAGATAAAGCACTCACTCGGACACTCTTCGGAACATTCCTTACCCCCCGGCATCCAGTTACCGCAGATGCAGCGACATTCACAGCAGGCATCGCATACGCATTCGTCGCCATCGTCATCACAATGACAAAAACAGCCGCCTTGGGTACATTGACCGTTGCAAGAGGGTCCCGACCATTTGCCGCAAGTGCAAACGCATTCACAGCACGCGTCGCAGTCGCATGACGCGCAATGGCAAGAGCAACCGCCGGGGGCACAGTTGCCATTGCATGAGGGACCGTTCCAATTCCCGCAGGTACAT